TAACTCCACATGAAGGCGAGATTGGTAAGGTAGAGGACGTGCGTTATATGTGTTCTACGGTCTTTTCATCAATCGCCAACGGTGGTGCAACTAAGGGCGCAATGATCTCAACCGCTGGTTCGGTTGCTGACGTATACACTACGTTGATTGTTGGACGTGACGCTTACGGCATTGTTCCGCTGAAAGGTAGTTCAAGTCTAAGCCCAGCCGTAGTTAACCCAAAGCCTTCTGATAGCGATCCATTGGCCCAACGTGGTCATGTTAGCTGGAAGACTATGCAAACCGCAGTAATTCTAAACGATGCCTTTATGGTTCGTATTGAGTCTGCTGTAACCGACTAACCATAAGGTTAGTTTCCCCTAAAGGGCGCCCTAATCGGCGCCCTTTTTTATTGGAGTAAATAAATGACTGAAGTAGATACCGTTGAGGTTACTAACGAAAAGCCAGCCGCTAAAAAGCGGAGCGCTACCAAACCCAGCCGTGTAAAAGTGATCTTCCACAATCAGGATGGTGATCTTGGCAAAGGTGATATTTTTGTATCTGTAAATGGCTATGCCTACCAGATCAAACGTAATGAGCCTGTTGACCTACCTCCCGAAGTGATTGAAGTAATCGACAACGCGGTCATTACACATATGGAGCGAGTAGACGGAGTTGATACAACCCGCGACTTGCAACGTTTCCCCTACTCATTGGCGGGTTAAACTTTGAACTATCTGGCACTTTGCGACAAGCTGTTAAAAGAAACAGGGCTAAGCGATCAAGGCGTGGCTTCTGTTGTTAACCAAACTGGTCTTAACAAAAAGTCTGTTGATTGGATTAACCGAGCTTGGACTGAAATACAGAATCTCAATGACTGGGATTTCTCGTGGACGACAGGATCTTTTGACACAGTAAATGGCCAACAAAACTATGATCCAGTAGGTAACTTGGCTCTTTCGCCAGCGTTAAGTAAGTGGATCACAAGTTCTGTACGCATCACGGACAGCAATGGAACGGGTTACTTAACCTTCGTTCCTTGGGCCACATGGTTGCGTACTACATTTTCAAGCGGGAAGCCCACCAGCTTCACGATTAGACCGGACAATCATTTATCGTTTAATACGCTGCCAGACGCAGTTTATACAATCTATTTTGATTATTTCCGGACACCACAACAGTTATCTACAAATACAGATGAATTGTTGTTAGCAGAACAATATCACGATGCTGTTCTTTATAAGGCCATACTTTATGTAGCGGCAGAGCAAGATGCTCCTGAGTTGTATCAGGATGCACAAGCCCAGCTAAATATACGGCTATCTTCTATGGGAGTTAGTTTGCTACCCACCATTACTTTGGCCGAAAGGCCGGTGGCATAACGATGGCAGTTCAGTCTCAAGCTTGGGCTTTAAGTGGGGGTTTAGACCTCATTAGCCCTGCGTTACAGATGCCCCCAGGCAAAGCTATATTAGCCCATAACTACGAGTGTGCTATGACTGGTGGATACCGTCGCATAGATGGGTATACCATCTACGATGGTCGATCAAATGGCACTCACTTAGCTGTTGCAGGTAGTGGGCCTATCAGGGGTGTTTGGGAATACAACAATGTTGTTTACGCCTTCCGAAATAACGCTGGCGGTTCTGCGTGTGTGATGCACAAAAGCACGTCTTCTGGATGGGCTGTCGTATCAACACCGACGCTTAGCCCCAATGGTAATTTTGAGTTTATTAACCACAACTTTACTGGACACTCAGGTAGTTTAAAGATGTTCGGTTGCGATGGGATAAACAAAGCTTTCCAGTTCAATGGGACAACACTTTCTTTTTTAACTACAGGCATGACTAGCGATACGCCATCTCATATAGGTGTGCATAAAAACCATCTCTTCTTATCGTTTACTGGCGGTTCTGTTCAGCACAGCGGAGTGGGAAATCCTGCAAGCTGGAACCTAGTTACAGGCGCTGGTGAGATTGGTATTGGTACTGAAGTTACTGGTTTTAGCAGTATGAAAGGTGACTCGTTAGCTATTACTGGACTTAATCAAATATCAATTTTGTACGGCGCTTCTGCTTCCGACTGGAACTTAAAACTGTTCTCCCCAGCCATCGGTGCGGTAGCCCGTACTAACGGCCAAATGGATTCAGACCTTTACTTCTTCAATGGCGATGATCTTAGCAGCCTAACAGCTACGCAAGCTTTTGGTGACTTTGAATCTGCAAGTGTTTCTGCGGTTGTTAAACCTTTCATAGATGCTAGAAAAAGCAACACAGTTGGTGCAACAGTCAACCGTGACAAGAATCAATATCGTTTGTTCTTTGATGATAAGTCTGTATTAGTCGGCACAATTATTAACCGTCAAGTTGTTGGTTTTACCACATGGAGACTAGAGCATACGCCTAGTTTTATTACTGAAAAGTACATGGGATGCACGGACGGGAGCGTAATGTATATGGACAATGGGGTGTCATTTAATGGCATTGCTATCCAGTCTTATTTAAGACTTCCATTTACTAGCTTTAACACTCCGCATAGAAAGAAACGTTTTCGTAAAGCCACTTTAGAGCTTGAGGCTGGCAGTCTGGCGACTTTAGATTACCTAGCCGACTACGACTATGGATCTGGAGGATCGTCCTCTGGGGCGCAAGCTACTGTCTATGGAGGTGGTGGTTTTTGGGACGTAGCAAACTGGAATAACTTTGTTTGGTCTAGTGCCGTAGTGGCATCCGCAGAAGCCTACTTAAACGGCAGTGGTATGAATATTAGTTTATTAATTGTTCATTCCAGTGCAACCGACCCCGCATTTACTTTGCAAGGCGTCCAACTGAACTACTCCCTACGAGGCTTAAATAGATGAGTAATACCTATACCAAACCTTCTGACCTGGTATCCGGCACAACTGCCCGTGCAAGTGATATTAATGACCGTGCAAGTGCTACTGAAACGGGTTTTGATAACGTTCAAGTTATCACTCACAGGTCTATTAAACTCCCCGTCGGTACGTCTGGCGATCAATTTATATCTGAATCTTCTGCCAACCGAGCTAATAAAGAAGTTGGATTTAATGCCAGTGGCGTACTAACGCTCATTAGCTCCGCTTTCCAATGGAAAGGCAACTGGGCAACATCTACAGCGTATATTAAAAACGATACGGTTCGAGATAATAGCACTAAGAATATTTATGCAGTTCTCGTAGATCATACTTCTGGGACATTATCTTCAGATGTTTCTGCTTCTAAGTTAGCATTAGCTATTAATGTTGCTGACGTAGAAACTGCAAAGTCGGCTGCGCAAACAGCACAAGCAGCCGCTGAAACCGCAGAGACAAATGCTGAAACAGCAGAATCAAATGCTGAAACAGCAGAATCAAATGCTGCCAGTTCAGCAACAGCTTCGGCCAATTCAGCAACCGCAGGAGCTAACTCTGCTACTGCCGCTGCCAACTCTGCTACCGCAGGGGCCAACTCAGCAACCGCAGGGGCCAACTCTGCTACCGCAGGAGCTAACTCTGCTACCGCCAGTTCCAACTCAGCGTCTACAGCTTCTACTCAAGCTACCAATTCTAGTAACTCAGCAACCGCAGGAGCTAACTCAGCAACAGCGGCAGCGTCTAGCGCGTCAACAGCAACTACAAAAGCCAATCAGGCAAGCGCAAGCGCAAGCACCGCCAGCACTCAAGCTACTAACGCTTCCAACTCTGCAACCGCTTCAGCAAACTCTGCAACCGCTTCAGCAAACTCTGCAACCGCATCTGCTAATAGCGCCTCTGGTGCAGCTACTTCGGCTACAGCAGCCGCAGCTAGTTACGACTCCTTCGATGATCGTTTTCTTGGGTCAAAGAGTTCTGGCCCAAATGTGGACAACGATGGCGCTTCTTTACTGACAGGTGCAATGTACTGGGATACATCTGCTAGTGCTATGAAGGTGTATAGCGGCTCCGCTTGGGTAGCAATGTCTCCTAGTGCTGCCGATCAAGCTTTAATCAATATTGTTGGTGGAGAACTTACGGCTACTGAAGATTTAGGTTCGATCACCGCGTCAGTAACAACCAGTTCTGGTAGTTCAATTAATGTTGTTGGTGGCGCAATAGCAAATGTAAATACTGTCGCTGGCGCAATCGCCAATGTAAATACAGTAGGCGCAGGAATAGCAAACGTAAACACTGTCGGCTCTGGTATAGCTAATGTAAACACTGTTGCTGGCTCAATCGCTGACGTTAACCGATACGCAAACGAATATAAAATATCATCATCTGCCCCTGCTGGCCCTAGCTCTGGTGATCTGTGGTACGACAGCACCGCTAATATTTTAAAATATTATACAGGTTCAGCGTTTAGTGGAATTGTATCAGGAATTACAAGTGTTGCTGCTGATTCATCACCTCAGTTAGCAGCGGCTTTAGACGGGCAAAATAACAACATGACTAATATAGGAACCATCTCAGGTTCTAATCTACAGATGGACTTTGGAGGTCTTTCATGAGCAAATTATTACAACTTCGTGGCGGTACGACTTCCGAACATGGGTCTTTTACAGGGGCAGTACGCGAGGTCACTGTTGACACAACCAAAGACACACTTGTTGTTCACGATGGATCTACTGCTGGCGGTCATGCTCTATTAAAAGAAGGTGATGTTACTAACGCCAATTTCACTGGTGCTGATCTTGAGATTGCCAAAGGTGGAACAGGCGCATCATCGGCAGGAGCAGCTAGGACAGCACTAGGTCTTGCTATTGGTTCTGATATTGAAACTTTTAATGCCAACAAACACCCATCGCCCACAGTCACAGGCACAAACGTCACAGCGACTAACGCAAGCTATCACATTGCATCTGCTGGAGGCATCACCATCACACTACCTGCAAGCCCATCTGCTGGCAACTATGTCATTGTTAAAGACGGGACAG